CGTACCAACCTCTCTATTCCTAATGTAATTCTTATCTGTAAATACATATCATCTACAGGATAAAACAACGAGGTAACTTTGTCTCTTTTGTGCATTGGTATAACACTGATTCCAAAATCGTAAGACGAGAAACAATTTTCTCTCTTTAATTTTCTTAATTTCTTAACAAACGTCTTAACATATGTCTTACATATAGAATTTATATAAAATTCAGAGTGATCAACAATAGAGACAATAACTCCATTTTCAATATCAGTATGTTTTTTTGTATCGTCTTTAATAAACTTCTCTAATTCGTTAAAAATTTTTTCATGCAAACTTCTTGTATAATGCGTTACACTTACTCCGACATTCAAGGATTTTATGAGGCCAACATTTGGACCATGATCTGTTGTATTGCTAGGATCAAGCCATCCGTTTGTTGATGGATGAACATTTCTCATTTCTAAAGACTTACTCATTACGTCTCCAAAAAACGAGTACAATCTATCGAAGTAGATTTCTACCACGTTATAACATTTGTTGTTATAACATATTTTAATTGTTGCTTTATCCGACTCCATTTATTACAAATTATTTTATTCTTTATTATTAATTTCTTCAAATTCTTTTAAATATCTCTTGANATAATGTCTTAATTTTCTTTTTAAATGAGAATCTGTGTAATAGCAAAATGGTGTATTTATTATTGTTGATAATCCGTTTCTTTCTATATAATATATACTTTTATCATAAGATATGACAGCATATCTCTCTTTAGACAGAATATCACTTACAATTGAGTTTAAATTTTTTGAATCATATTTTCTTTTAAATGATTCAGTTATAACGTTGATATCTGTTAGAAAAACATAATGAACGGATGAACAATCAAATAAGTGATTTGTTTCATGAAGTAAAATTATATTACTTATACCTAAGTGTCTGCAATTTTGCAAGAGTCCTCCGTAATAGTCTTTATTTCTTTTTCCCAAATCATCCGATAATATTAAAATTTTTGATTTATTACATTTGTCTCTAATAAATTCTCCGATTTCATTTGCTTTTTCCTCAATTAAGTTTTTAGATTTTGATTTTTGTTCTAATTGTTGTCTAGTAAATATATGGTTTAAAGGTACATAAGGACTATAATTTTTTGCGTTATTTTCGTTATTTATGAAAAGAAAGACATAGTGAAATACATCTTTAAATTTTTCCAGCATATTGTTGGACAGTACTGTTTTTCCTGAACCAGATCCTCCTATTATAACTGAATTAAAACATCCTATCTCATCTATTTTTTTAATCATTTCGTTGAAATCAAACTCATCTCTTGTAAAGTTAAAATCAGGCATTGTAATTATTTACAGTATAAATATTTAAATAGTTAAATAATTTTTAATATGGATATTAAAAAATATTACGAAAATAAAATTTACAATGTATTATGTAACAAAAATAACTTTAGTGATATAAAAATGAAGATCACTACAATAATTAATAAAATTATTGACGATATATATGTAAATAAGTCTGTATCTAATTTATTCAGTGATAAATTTAGTGATTTTTACTTTGATAAGTACGAAAGAATAAAGCACTATTACAATTTAAATAATTATCTTTATTTAATAAATTCTGGTGGTTATGGAATAGTTTTAAGATGTGATAATAATTATTGTATTAAGTTGATATTTGAATATAACGAGGTTAGTTATACACACGAGTATGATATACCTATAACTATTAAAGAAAGATTAATAAAAAATAATYTTGGTAAGTACAACGAGTTTATATCTATTCCAGAGTTGCTTATAAAAGGTCTAGTTTGTAAAAATTTAAAACTTGTAATATCTATATATTCTTTCTTGATTATAACGTGCAAGAATGTACTCGAGAAAGATTTGGAATTGTCAAAGCTACAATCTGTGTCATTAGAAAAGCAGATATCTGATTTCAACTCTATATCAAATATATATAACAAATATAAGAACAACAGTAAGTTTTATATTGTATTTAGTAATTTATATAAAAAATATGTTAATGATCATATTAATATAGTTTTATTAAATAACTATAATAATTTAATGAAATTTTTGGATAATTATAGAGTTAATTTTAAAAAACCGTTGAAAGACAACATTTTAAAATCCAATGTATTGATAGAAAGATTAGCTTTGGAAACTTCAGATGGGTTGAGACTAGATAATTGTGGAGATATATCATCTTTTGGATCAAAAGCATACGAAAGAGATGTAGATTATTTGAGAATGTTGACGTTACAAGTTTTGTTGTTTGTGTTAAATGTTAATAAATGCTTTAAATTTTTCRTGCATAATGATTTGAAAATGAATAACATATTAGTATTTAATAAGGAATATCCTTTGATTATAGATTATAAGTACAAAAATAAAAGAATGTCTATAGAATTTTTTGAGAGATATATTTTTAARTYGAATGATTTTGATTTTTCCAATTTTGACTCATATAATAATACTAAGATAGAACATAGTAAATTTGCAAACAATGATCATTGGATTTATGATGTACATTTTTTTGTACATTCTATGATAGTGTTTATAACTGAAGAGAAATTAATGAAGATAGACAGTGTATTATTTAATAATCTAAAAAAGTATTTTTTATTTGGATGTACAGTAAAAAAAATAAGATGTAATAATAAAAATTTAGAAAAAAAAGATTTATCATATTTGGAGGATTTTATTTTCGGTAGTATGATTTTTAGTAAGTGGATTAAAAATTCTAAATAAATGGAAAATAATAACGAACAACATGTAAATAATAAAGATAGYTACAAAAAAAATGATAATTATAAAAAAGACGACAATTATAAAAATATATATACTGATAAACTTGATATCTTAAGTAAAATAGAAAAAAATATTTCTCCATTTTNCNGCGAAATTTGCTAACTACAACGAAGAAAGGATAGCAATAGGTAAATTATGTCAAAAATATCTTGTCAGAGAAGATTTAAATCTCATATATTCATGTTATACCACAGATTTGTTCAACGCAAGAATATTTACAAAAAATTACATGAATAATATAATAGTAAAATAATATAATAGTATAATAATATAATAGTAAAATATTGGTTAAAATTTTCATCAAATGTTATAACAAATAGGTCTATAGGATTTCCTATTGTTTTTAAATTAATGGATGACGGTAACAAGTGTATCTTACTTTATGAAAATTTAAAAAAATATCTTTATAAAATAACTAGTAATGACTTTATTTTAAATAAAGATATATCAGATCAAATTATGTTTCAGAAACTTTTTATAATATATCAGATGTACTTGAACAACTGTTATTCAGACTGTTATCTTTTCANANTATATATATAATATTCCGAGAACTAAAATTATTTTTAAGGTAAAGGATATTTTTTTTGAATTTACTGTAACAAGACTTGTAATATTATCTGAAAATACAAATTTTGTAATACAGACGAATGTATCTGAAGATGTTTATATAAGTAAAGTATCAGATAGTGATTATACTCTACATGAAAATAATAGTTTTATTAAAATGTTCCTGTACACATTCAAGAATTATATCTCTTTCTTTTATATTTTATCAAAAATTCCTCCTATAATAGAAGAACAAAGACTAATGTCTTTTATTCCAGGAGAATATGCGTGTTTAAAAGTAAGGGATAATGTTATAAGTGTTATAATATTAAGTCATTTCGATGATCTGTGTGAAGTTATACAGCTGTCTCNANGAGAATGCTCACATAATAATGAATGTTAATAAAGATCAATTAATAAGAAAACCGAAAACCATTTATAATAGAATGTCTAAAAATATATTAAATTATATCATAGGAGACGAAAATTATTAAATTATAGTTTAAAAAAATTTTAGATTAAATGGCTATCAAATCTATAGATAACGAAAAAACAATAAATTTCAATCCTACATTTATCTTTTATGAACTTTATAGTATTATCGGTTCAGATTCTGTATTAATATTATTATTAAATCTAATTCTTTTTGGATTTATAATTTTAATATTATATTTCTTTTTTCATATAGAAGTAATATATATATACAAATTAATATTCAATAAAATAGATGAAACAGATAAGGAAAAAAAATATAAAATAGAATATACAAAAAAAATTGAAGATTTGTTTACTTCTAAAATTGAATGTTTAAATGGAGTTGCAACAATATTCAAAGCAGACGGAACAAGATCTGAAGCAAGAAATTTAAAAGGAGATATAATAAGATATCCTTTTTGTAAAGATTAGTCGAGTTGTATTAATGGTTCATAAATATCATCTATAAGTGTTTTAGTTGAAGTTTCACCTTTAAGTCCCAAATTCCTTTTCAAGTCTTCGAATCTTTTTTTCAATAGTTTATTTTTTTTATACAGAGATTTTTGTAAAAATGTTATATCAATATCCTTTATATTTTCTCTAGTAACTTTTTTTTCAACTATGGATATACCGTAATTTGGAAGTATTGTTAAAAAATTTCTAATTACGTCTATTAGATTTAAATGCTGGTACAACGACAAAGTATGAAAATATATTTTTTCTATAACATCTGAAATATCGTCGTCAAAACCTTCGACAGTGATGTCTTTTTGTTTTAAAGAATGAATTTTATTTGAAAGACTGGATATATCATACATTAATCTATTAAGTTCTTTTTCATCTCTATCGTTCGTAATGCTATYTAACATTAATAACTTTTTCTTAAGAATATTAATATCGCAAACATTTAACGAGTCGCTAGTTAGGATACTACTAATAATATTTCTTATCATATTTTGTTGATCAATATCTTGTGTTTCCGTCAATTCTGTTAATAGTTCTCCAACATTATCATATACGTCTTTCAACCCTCCTTTTGGATTATCATCAATGTATTTCAGGAAATCAGATAAAGTCTCGTACACTTTTTTTCCTCCGTTGTTTTTTATTTTTTCATTCAGTTTATTTGTAAATTTCTTCTTGTAATATATATTTAGTGGAACTATATCAGATATAGTATCTATATTAATATTATCTGATTCATTGAGGTATTTTAGACCTTTATAAAAATCAATATCTTCAGATGCAAAAAAATTATATTTTCYTAAATCATCATCATTTATAAAATTATTGATATCTTTATGATTCAGATCATTATATAATGATATTGGATCATGACTTTCGTTAAAATGTAATTCTTCGCAAGTTTTATTTCYTCCTTTTTCTTCTTCTATAGTAGAAAAACTATTAATAAAATTTATCAAAGGACCCAATTTTTTTATACTATTGTTAATATCTGGAACATTTTTTTTTGYAGATAAAATGTTTTTAAAGCAAGTTACATTTGGCAGTGGACTGACATCCAATTTGACTACTTCCTTGTTACATCTTATCATTTTAGTAGATTTAACTTTAAATCCAAGTTTTCTAAGTATAAATTCTATAAATCTTTGTTTTTCAACATTATTGCTGAATATTTCGTCGTTATTTACATTTTGATAATCATCGAATAAATATAGATATATATTTAGTATTTGGTAAGGAGATTTTGAAAGTTTTGCATTTTCTATAAATTTTATAGAACCTTTCTTATCAAGACCAAAGTTGTTTTTYGTACCGCACTTTATCTCAACAGGCTTTTCGATCTTGTCATCATATTTGTATTTTAAATTTTTAAAGAAATCAAACATTGTAATTTTATCATCGAATGGAATTGGAATTATAGATATTAGTTTAATATCATTTTCATCGCCTATCCTATCAAGTATATCAGAAAGAGGATATGTGTACGTAGAGCCTTTATGATTAAAAATAGCAAATACATAATTTACATTTTCTAAAAAATATCTAGTAAATATATCTAATTTTTTATAGTCAGAATACTTCATTGTAGTCTGATTTAAAGNTGATGCTTTTCCAATATCGTCTCCTTCTATTTCCATACTGTATAAAAATCTTAACGGATCTATATAYTCAAACATTTCACTTATATTCCTATCGTCAATATTTTTATAACTTTCGTATTTAATATTTGATCTATTATTCCTAATTAAATTTATAATATCGTCATTAACATTCAAATTATTGAAATGTTTTGACAACACTTCTCTCAATAAATATTTATCATTGTCTGACGTGGTAATATTAACACAATTATTAACATCATTTTTTNAAAAATTNTCATATTCTGTATTTCCAATTTCGTTTTCGTGTTTGTTAAATATATTTTTTATGAAAAGAGAAAATAAATAAAAATCAGGATTTTCCTTTATATTATTAAATTTTGGATCAGTAATATATGACGTGATATTTTTTAAAACTTCTATGTTTACAGGTGCTAAATAATAGTTATCAGATATCATATCAAGAATAGATGTTTTCTTACTATCGAAAAAATTGAAATTCGGAATGATCTCTGGAAAAAGATCTTTTAAACATTTTCCGTCTGAATTATTTTCTCCCCAAGCAATTCTAGATATAGATTCAGGATATGTTGTTCTTACAAACTTTAAAAAATTATTTGTATTTTCATCCAACAGTGTGTAGTTATCATCATGTTTTTTGTAAGGATTTATTATAGATAAGTCTGGATTTAACTTTATTCCTCCTCCTAATTTAATTTTGTACGGAAATATATTTTTAACATAAAATGATAGTGTGTTAGATACTAAGTTAGCTAATCCTACGTCATCTTTGTTATCCTCTRGATGACAATTGTTTTCATTTAACTTTAATAACTTTTCTATTTCATCAAGTTCGTTCCTTTTATAATTATACGATAATAAATTTATTTTATCACATATAAAATCTAGTTTTATTTTTTCTAGTTTACCCATTTAGTAAAGAAAAAAATACTAAATAAATAATTTATATATCAATATGTTGGACAAAGATAGTTATATCAATTCTGATTCTATAGATAATAAGACTTTATTGAAAGCTCATGATTTCAAAAGAGATGAAAATCCATTCAAATTGAATAAATATGATGTGGTTTACGGATCTCTTGATTATGAATATGTAAAGAATTGTATTGAAAATTCTTCAGACAATAACGAAGATCGATTAATTGGAAGAGATATGATAAGAAATTTATTTTTCAATTTTTATTTTTTATTCGGACTTGAAGAAAAGAATATCTTACGAGTCAAAGACTTATTTGATATATGTGAGATAAATACGGAACATGGTACTGAAAACAATAAGGTTCTTGATAATATAATCGATGATAGTATAACTGATGATAATATAGCCGATGATGATATAATAGATAATATAATTTTAGATTATAAAAATGAAGGAAAGGATTGTACGTTAGATTTTAGTGTATTGGAAGACATAGATGAGATAAGTAGGTTGTACGATGAAGATATAGTTGATAAAGTAATTGAAAAAAATGTTCAAATGATCGAATACAAAAATACTCCAAAGATAGAACAAAATGTCGATCCAGAAGCTTATATTAAGATTCAACGTAAGTATAAAAGCGATAAACTGAATAAATTAACAGAACTTTTAGAAAATCAAAGTATTTCTGAAGTTATAAGAAAGAAAAGAGATATTGTATATTTCTGCAAGAACAATAATCTTAATATGGAAATGTGTGATTTGGATGATCTATCAAATTCTGATATTAATAATATATACAACAAAATCTCAGAAAGCGAATCATCTGATCTTACAACCATATTAATAATAGGATCGATAAACTTGTTAGAGTTTATAGCTGTAAAAGTATTTRAGATAGAAAGTCTTAATGGATTTACAAACGACGAGTTCCTTAAAGAGACAAATAAATTTAGAACAAAATTTAAATCGACAGTTAATTATATAGATGATAAGGTAGGAAATCCTAATAGACCTGGGATGGATATAATTATATATATAGGTTTCAGAATTCTACAGAGACTAACTATRAAGTAATTGTTTACTTTTTTTTTGTATTCCTTTTTCCTCCCCAGCTATCGATGTCTTCAACTYNATCTATTYCGTCTAGTACATCTGATTTTTTTGAAACTTTTAATCCTCCGTTATTTTCTGAATTTGGATGCTGTATTAGATCGCTAGTGATTATATATTTAGTACCGGAATTAGTTTTGTCCTCGTAGTACGAAAAATATTTGTCTGTACCTTTAACATGTCCCCATTTTATTTCTTTTCCAAATCCTTTGTTTCCTCCTTTTGTRAAGTTCATTTTTTCACGAAAAGCAGGCATCTCTGCTATAACGTTCAATCTCTTAATGGCCAATGATTGTTTGTCTATTTTTTCTTCCATTTATATATATTAAATAAGTTAATATTTAACTAGTCTCTCTTAAAATAATTTCTTCTTTCACAATCTTATTTACAGATGATAGAATTTCTTCTTTCATACTATTGATTTTTTCATTAATATCTTTTATCTCTTTTACAATATTTATATTAATCTCTTTCTTTAAACTATCTAGTTTATCATCCATATCTGACTCCTTGCTGCAGTCACTAATGTACTTTTCGTAAAGTTTGGGATTTTCTTTGAAAAATTCTTTTGTRTGAACAAAATTATCTTGAACATTTATAATATCCCTTGATGTAATCTTGATATACAAGAATAAAATCACTGTTATTAGCACAACAATAGATACAATTAGTAAAATGCTCATTTATATAAATGAATAATTACAAAAGCTTATTTTTCCTCTAAAATTTTTCTTTTAAGCACATTAATATCGTCATTCTTTTCATTTATTTTAATTTCTATATCATTAACTTTTTTTTCTACATCATTTATTTTATTTGACACTTGTGTTATTTGAGATGTTAAATCTAGRGATAATTYATTTAAATCTTTAACCAAATCTTCCAATTCTTCTATATTTTCAACTTTAAAGTCAAATATTTGTGTCTCTTTTTGTCTTAAATCCTTAAAATATTCGTCGTTAAATTTATCTATTTCCTTTCTAGTTTCTTTTATAATAAGATGTTCATTATAATTAAAAAGAAATATTATAATAATTATGACTATGATTACTACAGAAGTTATTGGAATAAAAAAATTTTYATTCATATTATTTATATAAATAATAAGCTTCTACATTTTTACAGATCCGTATCCTATGCATAAATTAACGAACAAGAACATACATAATATTACTGATAATATATCAAAGTATGTGGCTCCTAAGAGATAATTATCTCCATTTTCAACATATTTATCGCATATTGCCATTATGAGTGTTATAAATATAGCTAAAATAATAATTCCTAATGTAATCCATCTTGTGTTTTCGCGTAAAAAATTTGATGATTTTTTTACATTATCAGATATAGCACTAGAGTACTTATCCATTTATATGATAACAAATTAGATTGATGTCATTCATTTACTGTATATCATAGGTACAATTTTATCATATTCTTTAACAATATCTAACTCTATTCTAGTCCCGTTTATTGTAAATATAACATTATCACCTACAATATCCATTATACCATCAGAACTATGTATATTATCATTACTACTAAAAACTGTAAATTTTTTGACAATGGGTAGATTATATTTTTTTTTTATCTTATTATCCATATTCATAACAACAGATCTTACTACAAGTTCATAAATACTTAGTGGATATACACTAAGTATAATGAATATTATAGATATACATGTAAAAATAATATTGAAAATATTTAGAAATAGCATTTATATCAAATATTAATATCATTAAATGGGTGAATTGGAAAAGATAGTTGCTCAACACATTAATTATGCAATAGAAAACACAAAAAGTCTAGACATTAATATGAAAGATAAAATACTGACAGAATATCAATCTTTTACGTCTAGAGTTTTCATAGGATTGAAGACACTATCTAGTTTACTTGTATTTTGGGACACTGGATTTGGAAAAACTTTATTAGGATTATATATAATTAAGAATATCACATACATATATCCTTCGTGGAGAATATTTATATTTGTAAAAGCTAGTTTACACAAAATTTGGGAGGAAGGAGTATCTGATTATTGTAATAAGAAAGTTGAGATACTACATTATGATGATAATAACGTTTTTTTNNTAAATTTAAAGGAAAATTAGAAAATTATAAGAACAAAAGAGACAGAGTATTAATTATAATTGACGAAGCGCACAATTTCATACTACGAAATAAAGAAAAGGATTACGACAACAAAGAGAGAAAAATAAACAGATTATACAGACTTATAAGTAATGTTTGTAATGAAAAATACAATAAACTACTTCTAATGTCTGCAACTCCGGTTGTAAACGATATAAAAGAGTTTAAYATTCTTGTAAATTTGCTTAGAAAAAATATTGTAAATTTTGACGAAAGATATTTTGATGACGAAAAGTTAGTTAACAGAAATAGGTTGAAGAACGGACTACTTTCAATAGTTTCGTACCAAAAAGTTGAAAACGATTCGTTAACAAATACAATTGAAAATGATAATTTTGCATCTAAACGCATTCACATATACAAAATACTAATGACAGATTATCAAGAATCATTTTACAACGAGGCAGAAAAATATGAGTCCTTGAACAAAGATTTGTATAAATTGAAACCTATAAGRAGAATGGTTTCAACATTTGTATACGACGGTTTGAAGATCAGAGAGAAAATGACAGAAGAGGAATTTAATAACTTTATAAAATCAAAACTTTCTTCTTTTAGACGCAGTATAGAAAATATGAGTTTTGATGATAAAATTATCCAGAAATTTATAAATAATGATGATGACAATATAAACGATGAAAATTTTCATAAACTAAAACAATATTCATGTAAATACATAGAAGCATGTAGACTTATATTAAAGTCAAAAGGTAAATGTTTAATATATGAACCATTCGTAAGTTACGAAGGAATACACATCCACACACACACACACACACACACACTTAAGGAATATTTAAAATTATTTAAAATTAGTTTTATAGAATATTCCAAATTATCAAATATTAGGGAAAGAAACTTATCAGAGTTTAATCACATTAATAACGACAGTGGAAAATACGTAAAATGTTGTATTTTTACTAATGCTGGTAGTGAAGGAGTGTCTTTTACATGTGTTAATGATCTTGTTGTTTTGGATATACCGTGGTCAGAATCTCAATTRAGACAAATTATAGGAAGATCATTGAGATATGGATCTCATTATAATATAGATAGAAAGTATGTAAATGTTCATATAATATTAGCATTTACAAAAAATGGAAAATCTTCTGATAACGAAATGTTTCAACTTATAAAAAGAAAATTAAATAGAATAACTCAATTGTACTCTCTTCTCAAAGAGTCGTCAATTGAATTTATTTATAACAAGTACAATACATTAGAACCTATAAACGAAGAATATATTTTCGATACTATAAAAAATAATAAAATAGAATATGTAAATGAATCTAAAACATATAAGATCAAAAAAGTTATCAAAATAAAGTACGTTATTTCAGATATTATTGAAGACGGATATTTTGATTCTGAATCAAAGTATATATATGACAAAGATATGAATTTAGTTTGTAAGGCTAAAGAAACTAATGGTATTTTGGATTTGTTCGTTAGAAATGGAGAATTGATTTATAATGTTGATAACTTATAAATAATGAAGAAATCACATTTTTGGAATAAATATAAGTTCRAAAATGTTGATGGTATTATAGATACAAATGATCCTTTAATTAAAACAGATAATAAAAATTTTATAGTTGAATTAGCATCTATTAATGATTATGTATGTATTTATTTATTTATGAAATACAACTATCCTATATTGTATGACGAGATATATTTTATGAATTTTCTTAAGTCAGAACATAACTTAGTACTAAAATTAAAACATAATAATAATATAATTGGAATTATAACTGGTAAATTGTGTAATCTTAATATCGGTAAATCATATATAATTAATCATTTATGTATTAAGAAAGAATACAGGAACATGGATCTCTGTACTATATTAATAAGCAAAATATCACGAATNTNATATATTTGAAAAAAAAATTTATYATTCAATATTTTCGTGTGAAAATCAAATATTTAATTTAAAGTCTTTTTCTATAAAATCGAATTATATATTCGTAATAAACAAGATTAAATTAAATAGTAAAACAATTTGTTTATCACAAAAAGATAAAAAATTTAATTATAAATTATTAAATAAGATAATTTCAAAAAAATATAGTATAAATTTATATGATAGGAATTGTTTAGATGATATTCATAAAGAAAATATYATAAAAAATTATAAAAAAGAATGTAAGAACAAAAATTTATATTTAAAATTTGAAAGTTTTGAAGATCTAGACTTTGAATTTAAAGATTGTATATTATTATTTGATAATCAATATAACTTTATTTATTTATCTTTTAATACTATTAAGGATATCAGGAGGTGTTTTGCATCAATTTTTTACATAGATCATTTCACGTTTATAAATAAAGTAATATATCATTTAAACATTAATAACGTGTGTGATATTCTACAGTTCAATATTAAAGAAGATGAAAAATTAATGAAATATTTCATAAAGTTGGAAAGTGAATTATACTATTACTTCTACAATTATAATATGACATGTGAAGTACACGACAATATATATATAACGTAATTACAGTGGCATCTAATAATCTCAAGGATTGTAAAGTACTTGTTTTTTGAAAGAAGTACAAAGACTTTAATAATATTAATTTCTTATAAATTGTATTTATATATATAATCATTATATGTATAAATGATATTTTTCTTTTTTAATTTTCCGCATTTTTTGCATATCCTACAACAATAAAAATATTGTAATTTACTTTYATCGTTTTGTRATAAATACTTATTATCATGATACTTTTTCATTAAATTTGAAAGTTTATCTTTATCATTCATTTATAGCCTTGAAATTTTGAAGTACTAATTTATTGAAAAATTACAAAAGTTATTAAACATTAAATTCTCGGCTTTGTAATTAAATAAAAATATTAATTTTGGTAATTACTTGAAAAATTAATATAAATAAGTAAATTATGAGTGACAATCAAACTTTAAATCACTATCTTGGAGACAGAAAATTGTCAGATAACGAGTGTACAATACTCCAGGGATATTCAAATAAGATTTCAACCATATGTAAGTTTGATAAGCAAAAATTAAAAAGTCTACTTAATAAATTTTCGGAAACGTTTTTTCAGAATGAAATGTCTATAGACAAAAATATTATTACTTATAACAGAATCAATGATAGAGTTAATGAATATTTTAATAGACAAAAGAATTGCAAGTATGATTATAGGGGGATTATAAATATTATAAAATATCAATTTATAGTTGTTACAAAATATACAAGACTACTGGGAGTTTTAACTAAAGAAGATAATCAAGATATATCAAGGACTCACGTAGATGTATCAAGTATTTATAAAACCAGTAAATCGAAAGAATACATAAAGAAAATATCTACTGAATACATAAATAATGTAAAAATAAAAGGAAATACTAATGGTAATGTAAAAAATGGTAATACGGACGACGAAGAATTCAAATCGTTGGAATCTATTATCATCAACATTATGAGAAAATCATTATATATACATTCGTATTTAATATGTTATGGATCGTATACAAATCACATAATACATAACGTAAAGTATGAAGATATAGATGTATATTTTCCAGAATCATTCTTCTATATGATTTTACTGATGTTTGCTGTTAAGATGATAACTGGTTACAATCTTCATATTCTTGGTTATCCATTTATTAAAGGACACTTGTCTTTGTTTTATAATAATAGAAAATTGATAGATTGCATATATCTTAGTAATTACACACTCGAGAAAATAAGAACAACAGATATAAACGGAATTAAATTTATAGATCCGTTATTTCAACTGTTAAATCAAATAAGAATGAATAACGAATTATTTAGATGTCATAAAATATATGAAAATAGTGAGAAATATGAATCTGTTTTATACTCTTTTTTACTTTATATCAAAGATAAATATAAGAAGTTTGATCTTAAAAAAGTTAAAGAATATAGAAATTCTATTGACTTAAATAATATTAGTTATAAACTATATGGAAATAATATATGCATGCTTAATATTGACAATTTTATAGATATTGAAGATATAAATGATAGATTCGATAAATTAATTGTAATATTATCTGAACCCGAAGTTATAATAGATGAATTAAATAGCGTCAATGGAGTATATTCAATAAAATATAACGCGTTTCTAAATGAAATCTTTTTCGAAAGTAGGACTGAGAAAGGTGGAAAAAAATCAGAAAATATTAAGAAATCAAAAATCAACAGGAGAAACTTTGGTAAGTATAGTTTCTCGAATATAATAGATAACAACAAACAATATCTGATAATGTCTAACCTAACAAATACATTTTATATAGATATAGACAAGAATAAAATATCAATAAAAAACATACAATCTATGTTGGCTACACTAGCATTATACTCTTTTCTAAAAGATAAAAATGAATACGGATGGAGAATATTCAATTATCTTATATCATTGCTTAAATTTAAAATTGAAGACAACTTCAGCGACTATCAAGAATTATCAAGATACAGAACAGATGGCAATCAAAAGCATATAAAATTGAACATAGAAAACAATACTTTTAACGACTTTACCACAGATAAAAATCAAATAACATCAAATTATTTAGATAAATCAGTCTTTATAGCTACATATGGAAATAATGGAGGATTTTAAATCGCTCTTTTATTATAAATAAATGAATAATGAAAAATATATATTTAGAATTTCTCGAGATGACATTTGTAACTGTAAAGATGAAAATACATTGGATAATTTTATATCAAAAATAAAAGAGAATGAAGAAAATAATATAGATAATTCATTTAATCATTACCACATGTACGATCAATGTCAAAACAGATGTGATGTATGCAGAAAGATCTATATGCTCGTCAATAATATGGAGGTTTCTAATGAAGATTATGAAAAGGGAGGTAAGAAAAAACAAAAAAGAAAGCCTGAAAAAGAAATTGACTTCTTAGAAAAACCAAGTTATTTTAACATTCAAAATATAGACACTTCCAAGATAGAACGATTGGGGAAGAAGGCTATATATGATTTAATCAATCAGAATATTTTATTATCCGCAAACACCTTATCTAAAGATATCATAGAAACTATTTTAAGAAATTACAGTACTGATATAAATAATTTTGAATATGACGCGTTGGTAAAATATATAGAGGACAACACTCCTTATGTCTTGAAACAACAGATATTAAAAACACATCCATATTTTTCTCTTTCGAATCTTAACAAAATTGTTTTGGATAAACAAATGGAACTCTTGGAAGTGATATATAAATCACATTCGTATCAAACATGTAATTTTAACAGCAGAATAGTCTCAAAACAGTATAAAAATCTATCTAGTTTAGATAGTGGATTTATAAGAGATGTAGTTTCGTTCGGAAATAATAACGATTTTATAGAGCCTGTTATATTTTGTTTATTTGCAAATAAATTAACATTTTTGGACGATTTAATAAACAACGTTGATCCTCTTACTGTACTGACAGACATGATAGTTAACAAGAAAATAACTGAAGAGAATAAATTTAGAATGTTTTTGAAAGCGTCTGATCCTACAGATTTTATAACAGGAGATACTAAGATAATTAACGGAGAAGTAAGATTAAAACACGAATTATATAGATTAATATATCACAATATGTTAAAGATGATTGTTTTAAACTTGAGACAAGGTAAGTGGTACAGTCAACTGTCAGGAGAGTTATCAAAGATAACAAACAAAATAGGATTCAGATCTTACAAAACCGAAGAAGAAAAAATATTATCAACAGTCCTATCGTGTGTTCCATTTAAGCCTATACTTGTAACAAAAACAACAGACCCTATATCGTCTGTACCTGAATCCGTTGAATTTGTAGAGTTTGATATCATGAGAAATAGATTAGGTAGTATTAAAGAATCTTTGAAGTTAGATAGTTCTGTATTTAATAATATAAGTTACGACTCTCTTACTAAAAGATTGTGTATAGTTAGAAAATCTATTGTAAAGGAGGAAAAAAATTGTGCGTATCTTGGAGAAATTGGTAATTTAGGTCCATTTTTAGGTAATAAACTGTCATTTGATATGTTTAGAAATATAAATAATAATTCTGTTCTATTTGCAAATGGTGTCTTCTTTATTAGTATTCCTAGAATTCACAAGAAATCTTTATCAAGATTTTATAATTCTGGTGCAAAAAACATTGTACTAGACGATCCTATAGATATACCTGATGATCYAACAATCGGAGGCGAAGTATTCTCTCTAATAGGAGCTGTATGTTGTAAAACACTAGAAAATTCAGGAATATACGAAATGTGTTCATCGAAARAATATATCGGACGATATTCATATAACAAAATTGATGACGATACGTGGATAAAGTATGACCCGTTTGCAATGTCAGTTCCGTATATGAAAAATAAGATCATAGAAGATTCTTTGAGAAAATTGTTTAGAGAACAAAATGTAGAAATAGAAAATTTCGTAATAGATAATGATACTCCTTATGCTATAAAAGAGAAAATTAAAAATATTTCTAATGACAAATTTTCAATAAAAGATTTTCTATATAATGGTGGTCATGTTAAAGACGATANTNTTTTCTAGATACGCAACATTATTGGTATACAACAATGCTGGATTTGAGAATATTATTTGTGACGTATATTAGGTTACATATTTAATTTTTGTTTAATTTCATTCATTATCTTCTTTGTAACTTTTGTTTTCCAAAAATTATTTTAAAAACAGAAATAATACATTTAAATTGAAAGATGGATTCGTCAAATAATAAATTAAAAATCTTATACTGCGAACTTTATTTCGACGAAACATACGTGTATAATTTGAAGGAAAAATATGATAAGTTAAGTAAAAATGACAAAGAAATTATACAAAAATGTTTGNAAAAAAAAATTGAAATATAAAGTAAATGAATTATTAAATTGTAANAATCTTTATGTTGTAGACTATATATCTAATATAAAATATGAAAGTATAGTAAAAAACATAAACAGTTTTAAAANTATTATAGATTTATATAATAAATACTACAATGATAAAGAATATGTTAAATGTATTATACTATATATGAAATTTAAAARTAATAGATTGTTCTATACATTAAAACTGGAAGAATCATATTACCATTTATTTTGTATTTCATGTAATAGTATATGTGAAAAAATAAAGGTAAATTCAGATTTGAAAGTTGTTATATGTAATATATTTTGTATACATCTCTCAAAATATAAATACTATTGTAAGTGCAACTATTAACACAATGAATTATCACAGATATATATATGATAGAATAAATTTTGATAAGGATTTAATACTTAAAATTAAATTAAATTATGATAATCTAGATACATCAAAGAAAAAAAAATTACAGAAATACATATTTACAAACAATAAATCAAAATTATCAAATATCATTAATTGTAATANAATATATATATATAATTCAATATATATCATTATATAATTTGGAATATATAAAAAAAAATTTAGATGATTACGAATATAGTATAAATCGCTACAATACACTATTATCTTTTAATAATTACAGAGAGTGTTTTAAATACAAGGAAATTGTTAATAATAGATTATTTTATTTGGCTGATATTTATAAGACTAAAAGGATTAAGATATGCTTATATATATATATAGTGTGTAATGAAAAAATTAATAAAATACAAATAAATACATTATGTGATATTATTATGTTCAAACTTATGTGTATTGGTATAGATAGATATACTTATTCTTGCAAATGTTCTAATTTACATTTTTATAATATATAACTATATTTTTATAATATATGACTATTTTTATAATATATAACTATATTTTTATAATATATGACTATTTTTTATAATATATAACCATTATATATATACTATTTTTATAACATATAACTATATTTAACTATATTTTTATAATATATAANTTTTTTTTTNAAAAAATATAAAGAAAATTATATAAACACTACAATTAGACATGAACAAGATTACGAAAAAAAATTTTGATAAAATTAAGGAAATAAGCATACATGAAATAGAGAAATATGTTGATAAGTTGAACGAGTTATANTNCTCATAAAAAGGGAAAAAGTCCAATAGATGATGAGTTATACGATATGATAGTTGAATACTTAAATAATTGTAAAAGTCATAGTTCTGTATTGAAAAATATTGGAGAAAAAAGAGGAAAGGAATTCAAAAAACTTCCAATATATCTTGGGAGTGAAGATAAAACATATGAACACGACAATAAACTAAGTAAATGGCTAAAAAACAATAACATTTCAGAAGAAGATGATGTTGTACTGTCTGCAAAAGCAGATGGGATATGTATATTAATATACAATTCTAATATATATACAAGAGGAGATGGCAATTATGGCAGATTAAAGAACGAAATAAAAGATTTTTTGAATTTCGAAGTTACGAAGGAAATAAAAGTTAGAGGAGAACTTATTATCAAAAAATCAGATCTTGATGAAATTAATAAAAAATACAACTTTAAAAATGTTAGAAATTTGGTTTGTGGACAAATAAATCGGAAGACTATAGACGAAGATATAGGAAAAAATCTATTTTTCTTGGGTTATGATGTAATAGATGATAATATTACACAACTAGAAAAGTTCGATATATTAAAAAATGTATATAAAATTGGTACCGTAAAATATGTGGTTGTGAAGGCTAAACATCTTAATTACGATTATTTAAAAAAAATATTAAGTGATTGGAAATATAATCTTGACTATTATATTGATGGTATAGTTATAAGAGACAATAAAGTACATAATATTTYATCGTCAAACAAATATTCGTGGTCTATYTCATTTAAACATAATTTTAATACGTACAAAGCTAATGTAGATCATATATCGTGGCAAATATCTAAAAGTGGTAGATTGATACCTGTTGCCATATTATATCCTCACGTTGAAATAGATAATACTATTGTGAAAAGAGTAACATGTAACAACGCTAAATATGTGATTGACAACAAAATTGGTAATGGATCTATTATAAAAATNANANCAAAATCTGGAGATATAATTCCAAATATAAAAAGTATAATCAAAGAAGGAGATTTGAAATTACCTGAATATGATTATTACTCGAAAGGAGTTCACATATACATAAAGGATTCTGACGATACTATAAATGTCAAAAAAATACTATATTTCTTAAAATATTTTAAGTACGAAGATATAGGAATGAAAACTTTGGAAAAAATAAATTCTGAGCATAAATTGACAGATGTTTTTAGTTTTTTAAGATTGAAAGAAAAAGATTTATCTTTCTTAGGAAAGAAAACGTCATTGAATATATATAATATTATTGATGACTTGAAAGACAAGAAGTTGTTTATAGTCGACTTACTATCGGCTATCAGTATATTTGATAATATATCGCGCAGAAGGTTATTTGAGATTTATAAAAATTTTYCTGATATACATACATATAACAAACATACTATATACGATAAACTAATATCTTTAAAAGGATTTAAGGAGAAAATAACAAATGAGTTTATTGTCGGAATAGGAAAGTTCATCAACGATAGAGACAAATATAATAAGAACTTTAACATCTATTATAAAATCAGTGATAATGATAATATAGTATTGTATGTGTCTCTATCTGGTTTTAGAGATATGACATATATACAAGATAAAATAAAAAACTATAATATTATAATAACGACAGTCAATAAATCTGATGTCTTAATTATTAAAGAAAGAACTCCTAAGAAATCANCAAAAATAATAGAAGCTGAAAAAAAAAATAAACGTATTCTTACAATAGAGGAATTTATTACAGAATTTTCTACATAAATTAGTTTTATATTAAAAAATATCGGTTTATTTTTATTACTTATAAATGGCAGATTTTGATACACTACTAAATGGACAAACTAGTATATACGATACTTTATATTTATTCACTATTTTTATACTTCCATTTTTAGGATACATATCTTCTATCATATACAGCCCAGAGTCTGGGAGAAAATGGTACAAAAGTAATAAGTTTGTTCTTTTGGATTTATCCAATAGTAGTTATGGATTATTTTTTACATTATTCATATATTTATTCGCTGGAATGGGAATCATATATATAGCCAATCATTACCTAGRAAACGATAACTTAAAACTTYCTCAAGGAAAACATTTTACAAGAATTAACGATCCTCTTTTCAATATTAGTAAATTTTGGGACAGTATAATATTAAGCTTACTTCCAGTAGGATTTTTATTGATATGGATATCCCAACCTCTAATGTTACAATTTAATTCATTAACAATACCAGGATCTCTTTCTATAATATCAACAATTCTATTCCTATTATTTTCAATATATATGATTAAAATACATTGGATTATAATGATTTTATTCCTTCCGTTGTGTATATGGTGTATATATATGTCTGCATTCTACTTTCTCACTCAAGACGAAACATGTAAAGCTAATCAAGATTCTAAAAATGAAGATGAAAAAAAAAATAAAGATGATAATAAGACAAAAGACGAATCTAACGACGAGTTAAGACAACCATAATTATTCTTTTTCTATAGGAGTTCCATCTATTGTTGCTTTCGAAACTGGAGTATAAAAGTTTACTGTTATATTTTTATCTAATTGATTTTTATCTAACTCATACAATTCTGATAAAGGAGTGATTCCAGTACCTATACTTTTTAAAGCATCTATTAAATTCAATGTATATAATATATCTATGTCTTTCTCAGTAAAATTAAATGAATTCTCGAAATTTTGATTATTATTTGAGTTGTTTTTTACAGGCGATGAATTATTTATATTATCTTTATAATTTTCAAGATTGTTAACAATATCGTTAGCAGACATATTATATTTATCATTAAATATCTTCTGTATATTTTCAGACGCTTTGTTTCCAAATACCACGTTTAGAATATCGTTTCCACTTTTAGTTACAAATTTTTCTTTATCAACATTATAAGGTTCTARTTTAGRAATTTTTATCTCTCCTAAAGAAACATTGATAGCACCGCATAATTCTGGGTCTTGAAGTAATTCTTCTTTTGAAATTGTTTTATTCTTTATCTTATTAATAATATCGTGAATACTTTTACTTCCTCCTTGAAATTCGTCAGTTATACTATTTGATATGCGTATGAAGATATTTTTGAAATCGTTTCTGTATCTTACATCATTTCTTGATATAAGCTCGTATAACTTATTTAAATTATCTACAGTCGTTCTCTCAACTATCATTCTACTTCCTCCTTTTTCAAGTGTTTTAGACATAAAATACAAACTTAATAATTTTGTTAATACTTCTGTAATTATAAGATATTCTATCCCGTAATACATATCTATGTAACATCCTAAAGAGTCATTTATCTTTCTTGAATCAAATTTTACAAATAATTTATTAATTTCAATTTCTCCTTCTATAGTTTTTATTATGAAAAATCTTAATATATTTTGAATAATATTAGATAGTAAAACCTTAACACAATCCAATTTAATATCTGATATATCACTAAAACTTAAAATTTTTTCAGATAATAATACATCTCTTATGTTTTTATTTTTTATTTCTTGTGGAATAATATTATGATACAATAGTATTTTTATTCTTTTAGATATTTCGATAAGATTAAACTTTCCATTATAATTTATTTCATTAACTATAAAGTTACTTAATTTCTTGTTGTCATCTGATTTTTTATGATATTTTTTTGAAAAGCTTCCAAGTATACTTTTTAACGAGCTATTTTTTATATCTTTTTTGTTATTAATAATATCACTATATATTTCTAATATTTCCTTGTTTATATTATTTAAAAAAATACCCTCCATTTATTTATAATATTTGTTTAAAATTAGAATTGATTAATAAATGGAAACATATAAGTGCCATAAATGTTTATCATACTCGTGTATTAATGTCAATAATGGTTATCTCTGTAAAGAATGTAATGTTCTGTTTTCAAGTACAACTAAAAAATCTAGCAAAAGTAAAACTTTCAACAATAAAAAAATCCATTTTAACAATGTTATGAAAGATATTTCAAAACAATATAATATTGAAGATATTATGGAGATAATATATGATTCTATAGAAGAAAACAATATAGAAAAAAAATTTATAAATCAATCATTGATATGTAGTATATTAAAGAAAAATTCCAACAAGTTAAAAGATTACAAGATGGTATATAATATTTTAAATAAGTTAGAAAATAACGAGAAGAAAATATACATACCAACTGATATGAAAAACAATATAGAGATATTATTTTTGTCTTTTATTAATTTCCTATATTCAAAAAATAAGCTTGATTCGATAAGCTATAACCTAATATTAAGTAATATATTTAAGCTTTATGGGTTAAATAATACTTTAAAGCCAACTGTAAAAGACRAAAAAGAAGATTTGTGGAATATGTTTATTTATACTATAACTAATAATTATTTTAATAACGTAATTGAGGTAGACAAAATAAAATATACCAATTATAAACCAAAAATGATAACCAACTCTTTATATAAAATTGAAAATAGCACAGACTATCAGTAATTTTTACCTTTTTGTCAATATTGTTATTTTTATTTTATTATCTGACGTTATACAATCCAACCCTCCATATATATACGTGTCAGAAACATTTTTTATTATGTTGATAATTTCACTGCTGTCTTCAAAAAATATTATTGGTGGTATGTAAATATTAATTTGTTCATCTNTATATATATATATATCGTTCTAACAATTTTAAATACGAGCCTTTACAAATCACCGAACAAAAACTTATAAATAGATTATCACATTTTAGAATATTATGATTGTTTTCTATTTCACTATTGCATGATAAACACCTTTTATTATTATATATCAATACTATTTTAATTAATTTATCATATAAAATATTAAAATCTTTAAATGCTTTTAAGTGAAAATAATAATTATTATTATTTTCATAGAAATATCCTTTGAATTTAGAAAAATCTTTTGTGTCATCTATAAGTCTGAAGATATCATCTTTATTTTCTATAATATTTATGGGAACCAAATTTATATCTACTTTATCTACATAATTAAACATAGTCCATATATTTCCAAAAAACACTTCACTGCACATTATAGAGCAGAAAAATCCATACCTTTTTCTATCCCAAATATATTTCTCTATTTTCCTGTTACAGTACCAGCATATATCTTTATTGTAGTTAAAATTTAACTGAGAATTATATACTTCATCAAATTCACTTTTTTTTTTAATATTAATATAACTAAACACAGCTTCTTTTATTTCGTTTGTAGTAAAGTCTGTTCTGAATATATTTTTATTCATCTTAAATGAGTTTGTTTTATTTTCCGGGAATTTTTAATATCAGTTTTCCTAATTTAAATAATATTATAAAAAAAAAGAGTGAATTAGATACTTATAACCTTAAAAATATTATTTCTATTAATAATGTAAAACATTTAATTTTAAATGCTTTAGATGAAGAAGATAATAGTATATATAAAGAAATATATATACAATACTTAGAGTTTTATAAAAAAATAAATAATATTATACAAGATATATTTACAAAAAAAGAAATGCAAGATATATCAAAACTGGAAAATGAATATTATAATTTCATAACAGAAATAAGGAAAAAAGGTATTGATAAAAAATTAGAAGACATATCTAATTTTTTAGAAGATGTTTATTTTAAAAAACATTTTAAGTATATTAAAAAATATATTAATAACGAAATAACACTGGATGATTTTACGAAAGAATTGCAAAAGCCTATTATTTCAAGTAATGTAATATTAAATAGTATAAGGAATATAGACAATACCAATATTATGAATAAATTGTTAAAATACRAGAAAAAAATCTATTATTTTGAAACGATAAGTACTATTAGTTATTTCTTTGTACTCGGTGATTATTGCAGAAAGAATAATATGACAATAAACAATTCATTTAAGTCAGTATATAACAGTTTTATATTAGATAATTTTGATAACTTTAATTTACGATATTATTATATTTTAAAAATCTATTTTAGTTTGAATGAAAATTCCAACCATATAGATAATATTGAAAAAGATATAAAAGAATATGAGAAATTAATTGATAACAGTATAATATCGAACTTGAAGGATAAAAATTACGAGTACTCTTCGATATATAAAGATAATATGCTTGTAGATTTATATGAAACAAATGAAAAACTAAAGGAAATGATTACCAAATATGATTTATATCCAGAAGAAATAAAGAAACTCAAGAATGACATCGAAATATATTTCGAATCAGAAAAGTCAAAATACAATAGTTTCTTATCATCAATTAGTTCGATAGAAGATATAAAACATATATCTGATCATATTAAAAAGATTAATGAAGATGAAAAAAAATTATCAGATAAAGTTGATATTCAATTTACAAACATAGAGAAAAAGTTAAATGAATTAGAAAGTAAATATGATAGTGAGAAACCAAGATTGGAACAATACATCATTGATATTGTAAGTGAAATAAATACAAGAAATAATTCTTATTTTGATAAAATATACAAAATTATAGAAGAGTTAAAAGACAGAGTAAATAAATCTGAAAACGAGTTATCTATTATGAAAAATAACATTTCAAACGTTAGTGAGAAAAATTTTAATTTATTAAAGGATATAAATACAGGTGCGAAGGAAATACAACGGATAATTGATAAAGACAAAGATAATAGTAAAAAAATAAAAATATTGGAAAAAAATATTGAAGAATGTTGTAAAACTAACAAATCTCTAGAAAAATTTATAGAAGAGACTTCAGATCATCATAAAAGAATAGATGAAAGACTGAAACTAATAGAAAATTTTATCAGAGTCAGATTTGGAGAGTGCAGTGATGAAAGTGATTGTAAAGGAGGAACGAAACATATTGATTATAAGAAGAAGTATGAAAAGTTTTATGRTAAAGATAAACTAATAACTGATGTAATAGATAAATATTATTTTAYCAATGAATACAACAATAGAAAGAATTTATTTAACACCAAGTATTTTAATAACTGTAACTTTGAAAATTATCTGAACGTAAAGAAGTATTCATATATTAAAAATATAAATAACGAAATAGAAGAGGANAAGAGGAAAAGATTTTTTGACAAAATATCAGATTGTGAAATTCTCGACCATTATGATGAAATAGTAGATAATGATGGTATAAAGAAAATGTCAATTTACGGAATAAAAATAAATACTATAAAATATGGAAATTATAGTTTTTATAAATATTGTTTAGAATTACCATTCGATGATGAAGAGTTTGATATCGTGAATATAGTACACTCAGAAAATATAAAACCTTTAGATATAGAATTATCTTACAAATATATTGATACAATAACTAGGAAGAGAATTTTCATCAGAGAAACTTTGCTGGTCAAAATATATAATGAATTTTTGATAAGATTGAATGAACATATTGAATATATTAAACAATTGAAGTGTAAATTACTTATTTTATATAAATCTGATGATATCGATGAAATAATAGTTTGTTCAAATGATAGAAAAAAAAAATCGTACATTATATAAGATGTATAAAGAAATCATTAATTTATCCAGTAAAATAATATCTTCAAGTAATCTTAAGGACAAGAGTTTTTTTTTTCAATGTATACAACTATTGCCTAAAATTTATTAAAGTAGACAATGACTGTGTAATCACTGACAAGAATAAGTATTTTAAYTTTATATTYCTAAAGAGTAAAGAGAAAACAATAACAAATAATATTTCTAATATAATAGGAGGATCATACTCCATTTATGTTTTTAACGAAGAACTTCCATCAAACGAAAATGAGATAGATTTTGTAAATATGACAACTTTAGATATTCCTGAATATTCTGATTATATAGAAAAAATTAAAGATATTAACTTCTACTTTCCTTATAGAAAGGATTTCAAACTTTTAAAAAATTACTTTTTGTACAAAAATGAATATTATTTATATAAAAATAGTATGTACAATATAAAAAAGGAAATGATAGAATTACATAATAAAATTTATAAAATACTACTAGATACTAAAACGAGCAATATAAGTGACTTTATTTCATTAAAGAATAAGTGTATTGAACTTTCAAAAAAAAGGAAATTAATAAATAATAAATTTTATCAATTAAAGGACGAAAAGAATAAAAAAGATAGATATATATTTTTAAAATACATAAATAAAGAATATAATAGCAAAAATTATTACATAGAACTTTCAGGACAATTTAATGAACTTATTGAGAAGTTATATCTGTAATATATTCCAAATATTTTGATTTGTCTCTAAAATATTCGTTAAAATTAACCTCATACATATTTATATAGTATCTATACCTATATATAAAATCTTTATCTATTCTATAGTATAACGAAACATACTTCCAAGGAATTATGTCCTTAAAATTATATATGAACGAGTTTGATATGTTTTGGTATTTTAATACTATTCTCCAGTCTACATAATCTATATTATCTACAATAAAGTCTTCAGGCATTTTATGATATTGTAAAATATCATTAAGTATAAATACATTGGAATGTTTCCTTAAAAAATTAACAGAAAGTTTTTGATTACGTATAATTTCGTAAATATACAACTTATCAATATTATTTTCTATAAAGTCTTCGCTTAAAGAGTATTCTCTACTGAGGAACATATAATCTATAGCATAATCACTGTTTTCTATATCACATAATTCTAATTTCTTATTTAGGAACAATAACTTAAATATAGTGTGATGATACTTACGCACAGAATTGTCGTTTAAAATTTCTTTAGTTATGTTATTTCTTTTGATAAGCATATCTATATCTAGATAGTCAATACTTTTTATAATATTCTCATATGGCACTGTATAATCTAATTGACTAGTAAAATTATTATATATATGACAATCTAAATTAAAATATAAGTAGTCAAAATATATATATTTATTAAATCTTAATAGGAACGATTTATCAATATTTTTATAACATTTTGACAGGTTTTTCCAGTTTATTTTATGTCTAAATTCGTATATAAAATCGTGACTTAAACTATTATCAGACGAAGATATATAATTCCAATTAACTTTTCTTTTAAATTTTCTTATAAAGTTTTCTGATAAATTTTGATATTTTGATATATATTTCCAATTAACTTTATCTTTAAAACTTTCTATAAAATCTTCTGATAAAACTTGATATTTAGATATATAATTCCATTCAACTATATCGTAAAACCGTCGTATAAAATTTTCTGACAGATTTTGAAATTTACACACATCTTTAATACTTACTCTATCTATTTCGTCAATTATAATACTTTCAGGTAGTTTTTTTATTCTAGATAGTAAAGTCATATCAAATTTACTTGAATACTTTCTTAAAATACATTCGCTTATATCGAAAATTGACAATAAGTTAAAATCAATATAATCGATATAAAACTCTATGAAATCACATAAATATTTATAGTTTGTTTTAATCATAATTCTCGTTAGAGTCGTGTGTATATTATTAACATCTACTAAGTCTCTTAAATACTCATATTTATATGCGTATACATAGAGCGACACATGAGCATTTTTTATATTTTTGGAATGTGAAAATAGTTTTTGTAAGAACACTTTATTATTATCATTGCAATCATAATATTTTATGTATGAATTTATAATTGCACTCAAACATATATGACTAAGCTCCATTATTCTTATTTGATAGTTAATTATATTATTTCAAAATTTTATCTCTTAATAAAAAAGATAAAATGAAAGATATACTTATTAAAAACATTGTAGTTGATAATAAGAATAATGATATATACAGAATTCCTATAAAAGATTTACCAATTAATTGTCCTCAAATAGTAAATCTATCACAATCTTATATAAGAGGATGTAGATACCATTTCAATATAATAGATTCGAGATTGGATGGTATAGACTTTCCTTGTGTAGGTATAAAGATACCAGAGATAAAAGGCAAGGGATCAATAAGATATACGGATTATCCTGGGTTAAAACTTATAAAGTCTTTTGAAATCAATATCAATGGAAAATCTATATTAAAATTGAGTGGATTCGATATATTTAGTTCTTATTTTTCTCCAAATGTATATAAGGACGATACTATAGTAGGACACAGAGAGGATTACTGCAATTACAAAAAAGGTAAACATTTAGATTATACAATATTTAACCAATTAGACTTATTTATACCTATATTCACGCAATTCGATAAATCTCCTCCTCATTCGATACTAAGAATTCCAAAGAACAACAGAGTAGAGTTTGTAGTTGAAATTGGTCAATTGACAGATATAATAAGTTATGATAGAGAATTTGCTAGCGAGTCACTTTCTCTGATTGAAAAAATTATTCCAGAAGTTAAACTGTTAGTCAGAGTCTACAATATTCAATCTTCATATCAAATTGAAGATAAGTATATAGAGGAAAACAACTTTTCCCATATAAGAGACGAATATTATTCTGTGAATCCTAAAGAAGAATTCTTTACAAATACATTCAAAAAAATTACTGAAATAGGATGGTTTTGTAAGACATCACAATTCAATAATATGTATTTTATATCTCATCCAGGCTATAATGCTACAGAAAAGGATTATATAATTTCTTTTAGGAATAGAATTTTTCCGGAYTTAATTAGAATATCTGAGAGTTTTGAAAATTTCAAAGATGAATATCCGGGAGGTTCCGTTTTTGTTAATATTGAAAACAACACTAGTTATAAATTTGATAACCTAAATTACTGTAAAATAATTATAAGAAATGTCCCAAAAAATAATAAAATATGGTTTCATACTAATGTACTTGAATTTAATAGAGGAGGAAGATCGGACAATTATAACATTTCAAAGAAATTTAAATATATATTAGGTGATTATATTAAGGAAGAAAATAGAATAATTCCTCTAGAGATAATCGATGAATTAAATATAGAAGATGTTAGTATTCCAGTAGATTTATGGGATCACACGTATAATACAGCAGGTAAAGATCTAAGAAGTTACAAATCAAAAAAATACGATGTTTTAATATACGAGCCATATATATTTGGATTAGATTTTGTATCGAAGAACATAGGTTTTGAAAAAGATACAACAGTAAAGGCTGGACCTTCAGAAAGAATAATAGAAAACAATAAATATAATTTCTATTTACCTTATTTTGGTTATAATCATTTCAGAAACTATTACTTTTTAGAAAAATATAAGTATCCGTGTATTGGAAACGCTAACTTTAATATARCAAATATTCTTCTGAATCAACCTTCGTCGTTAGACTTTAATAAGGAAAAAAATATACTCAATTGTTCTGTTGAGGTAAAATGGAAAGATTTCGACGAAAATCATCCATTGAAATTGGTTAAAAAATCTCTTAATGTTTTTATTAAGAAAGTGAAAAAACTAAGATATACTAAAGATTGTATCGAAGTGATTGAATAAATGAAAATATATAANGAAAATAAAAATCTATAATGGAGTATAACAAAGATCAACAAAAAGTTGTTGATTATATTAAATATAAACTAGATAAAGATGAAACTTTGCTTTTATTTATACACGGAATGGCTGGTACTGGCAAGTCTTTTTTAATAGAAAGAATAGAAGAATTATTCTCTAACAATCTTAAAATTATAAAGACATCTTATACTGGAGTATCTGCAAATAATATTGGAGGAAACACATTACACAAGACATTTCACATTAATGTTAAGTCAAATACTGATGAAAAAGAGAATTATTATAACTTTGTATGTAATTTAGAAAGTAAGAGTGTAGTGATAAATGAAAATACGATTAGGTACATATATACTTTACGTATCATCATTGGTACATTAGGTATGACGTTTAGATATAAGGTTCCAATCCACTCTGTCCTCGAACTCTCTGATAAAATCTTCTGATAATTTAAACATAGATATTGATTCCCAATTAACTTTGTCCTTAGGTACATTGTATAATTGGTANCNANTNTNANANGNGNTNCCATACACGTCCTTGTGTATTATATCGATATCAAGCAAATCAGATTGTTTATATTCGTAAGAATCTCTGCTTACTTTTAATTCGTTATTATCTTTTGTACTTGAAATTTTATAGCTATTATCTNTTATCAACTCTTTAAATAATAGTAACGATTTCTGTCTATTCCTCATAATTTTATTATTAATAGAGTGTATGTAAAACGGGTATATCACCTTTTTGTTTTCTACTTTTACATATTCTCCGACACCAACTAATTTTATGTCTTTGTTAATGTTAGTCTTCAATGTATATATTATATTATTTAGTATCATGTAACATATACCGTTTTTAACTTTAAATTCTACTTTCTCTCCGTCTACTTTTGTTGTTATCAAAATATTAGTTTCATTTTTCTGAAGCAGATCTTTAAACGTAATGAAATTAGTCTTCAAAATATTAGGCATTCTATTTTTTAAAATTGAAATGTTAAAAATATTAGAAACCCCATAAATTAGAGAAAAACAATCTATTAGATTTTTCCTAAATAAGTCTTTATCAAAATGTTTTACATTTCCAATATACTCTAATTCTATGTACCATGAAGTATTATTAGGAATTCTAGTATAATTTGTTACAGACGGAATTATAATTATGGACAAGGACAACAACAACGAACCTGTAGATGAGAAATTCAAACTCGACAATACAATAGATGTATTAGCATGCATAAAACCAAACTTAATACTTATGTCAGATGGNTNATATATATATAGAAATAGACTTGATAAAGTTTTCGTCTACAGGAGATGAAGTATTTAAGAGGATAAATATAAAAAACAACGAAAGTTTCTATTTTGATGAAATATTATCATTCGTTGTAATACAAAATACAAAATCGTTAAATCCTAAATTTTATGTAACTCCTTACTGTTTAATTTATGAATATTCACTTGCGTACAACAAACTTGTAATACCTAGATGCATAAAAACCAATAACTTCTTTTATCACAGTTATTATGGAAATAGTTATGAAGTTATAACTAAATCTGAAGACATCCATACTTTAAATAAAGTACCTCCAATAGAAACATTTAAAGAACTCGGAAAGAATTTCGATTTAAATAAAATTTATAACTTGGCTGTTACCTCAAATGAATATTTAAATATAGATAAAACTAAATATTTTATAGAAAATAATAGCAAAAGAATATCATTAAATTTTATAACAAATTTTATTAAAACACAAGCTATTTTAAATTYGTTTTCCCCTCAAGTTAAAAGTGTCAAGTATGATAGGAAAAATAATAATTATTTATCCATAGATATAGGAAGAGGAGGAGATATGCAAAGGTATTTTTACATAAACGCTAACTCTGTGACTGRAACAGATCCAAGTGAATTATCGCTTGACGAATGTAGATCGAGATACAATAAACACGTCAAGAAGTCAAAATCATCATTATTTAGATTATATTTGTTTAAAACATACTTCAATGACAAAGATTATATATTTACAGTTAACTCTTCGGGGATTGGAAAATATATAGGTATAGATTGGAACATGGCAATACATTACAGTTGGAAGAAAAACAAAAAAARTGAAATAGTAAAAAAAATTAGAGAATTATTGCACGACAACGGGAAAATTGTAATCACAACAATAGACGGAGAAAAAGTTAAAGACGAGATGAAGAAAAGATCAACGGAAGAATTAAATTTTATGATAGACGATGTAAATATAAAAATTGTACTATCTCAGGATTATGAAGGAAATAGTATATTTAAAGTATACATACCAACAATGACATCGGAATCACAAGACGAATACGCAATAGATATAAATGAAATGATAGATGTATTCGAATCGAACAAGTTTGTTCTTCTAGACTGCTATCATTTTGATTTAATAACTTCTTATCAGGATATATTCGATACGCTAACAGTAGTAAGAAACGAAAGAGAAGATTCTAGACATTACTTCTTTAAGAATTTATCCAATTCAAATATAAAAAAGTGTTCTGATTTGGAAGTTTTGTGTTCAATGTATGTATCACTTATATTCGAAAAGATTTAACTTCATTAATATTTTTATTTTAAATGCAATGGTCATATGACAATTTTGGAACTATTGTATTATTGAATAAAGAAGCATNTAATTTTTTAGATTTTTGTGTGAATCACGAAACATGCTCTCTTTTGTATAGAAATTACGATGAGAAAACTTTCGGGTCTGTATATTACATAGATTTTAATAAAATGATAATGTATAATGAAAGATATAGATCTAAATTTTATCTAATTAGAGATTACGTTTCTAAAAATAATCAAAACRAATTATTTTTAAAAAATAGTAACAAATTAATAAATACAGTGTTAAACAGTAATCAATTTATACCTTACTGTAATTATACACCATATTATACTGACGATTATTTTAACATACAGTATCCTGATATTGCCAGCATTGTGATATTAAAAACTTGTAATCATAAAGAATGTCATCTAAGGACTTGTAAAACACATAATGGAGAGTTGAATGACTGGAATAACGAATGTCACGATTATTTAAATATTTCATTGATTAACAAGGAAAATTGTAAGTATATATATAATATATAATAAAACTGAAATTTAATACAGTCTAAGTATTCTAATGTAACAATATTTACTTACATTATAAATCGTAAAAATGAAAATCTTTGATATTTTATCAAGTTCATTATTTAATATAATTATACTATACATTATTGATATTTCGTTTATTTGCGTGTTAATTATAGATAAATATAAACATAATGATGTGTGTATTGCGAATATGAACGAATCTGAAGAAAATAATAATACTATAGAATTACAACAAAATTATACTGAAAATTTTAACAAATATATTACTTTAGAAAATATTACATATTTACACAAAACTATATATCTACTGCATGATTATAATATACAACACAATATAAAACTTTTACACGACGAGATTTATCATTTTATTAATAACAACGGAAGCTTTGGAGAAAATGTAGATCAAGACGTGTTATATGAAAAAATGAATACACTTTTATACATGTTAAAATATATAGGAGGAGATTTCGAACTGAAATCCCAAGACGTTAAACATCTTTGTGTTGTACTCAGAAGATATGTTCTAAATGGATATCCGCGACCAAATAAATCAAATATAGAAACTATTAATAAACTATTAGAAATGACAAAAAGTAGAAAGGTATATCAGTTATTATAGATGTAGTATTTTTTATATTTTACTATAGTATATCAAGTTGTTGTAGTTGTAGTATTTTTATATTGTACTATTAATATTTTTAATAAATGAATTTTAAAAAAATTTGTTTGAATAACGATACAAAAATTATTGTAGATAATTTTAGTCCATATGATATTTTTATAGGAATAACAGATAAAGGATTCGATTATGATTATAAAANCAATACNANAAACAGGACTATCACATTTATTCGAACATTCCATTTTCAGACACAGAGGAGAGAACGATAATATAATATATAACGGTTCAACATGTTTCAACTTTATGACATTCTTTAGTAAGAGAAGAAACAATAGTATTACATATAATGATGTATGTAAGAATCTAATTTATAAATTCTATGACAAATTTAGTAATATCCCTTTTATATACAATTTTGATTTCGATGATAAATTAAGTAAAATAGTAGATGAATTAGAAAATGAATATTATTTTAGAAAAAGTTACGATATTGACGGAATTTCTCTATTTTTTATAAACTATGGAAAGAAATATTTAGGAGGCACGTCTATAGATCTGTCAAACGAAGAAGTTATAAAAAAAAAATTAATAAAATTATGGGAAAATATAGATCCGTCTGATATCTTAATAATATTAAAGTATAATAATGATGAAATAATAGATATTATTAATCATACATTTNGTTTNAAAAAAAAAAAATAAAAAAAAAATCTACGTACAAAAATTCTACAAACGAAATTCAAAAAACGTTAAAGGGATATTCGTGTATACTAACTAAGTGTGAAAATGATTTTAATATAAACATTAGGGTGGACAACGATAAAAAATTGTTCAAAGGACTATTCCTGTTAACTACATTTGGTATAAAAGTAAATTGCATAAATGATTATTTTTATATATCAATTAGTTTTGATAGAAATCCATTGAATATAGTTAATTATATTCTAAATGAAAATATAGAGTCAATTGTTAATAATATATTAAGTAACAACGATAGAAGAATATATATAGAGGACGTTTTTCATTTTTACAAATATTTTGATATAACTTCTCTACTAGAAGACTACTTGTACAGTGACGATTATGTAGATAAATATTCTGANTNTNNATATATATTTATYCGGTCATTGAAAATATTAAAGAGAATGTTTTAACATACGGGAATTTANANTATAATTAATACTCCTCCTGACAATATATTAGTAAATATGATTGACTTGAATAACGACAAGGTTTTCGTCACAGAAGTTTTATTAGATATAGATTACAAAAAAGAAGAAAAGATTAATATAAAAAGAAAAAAATTTAATAATAAGGAAGAAAGAAAAACAAAAAATTACGTAGAATTTCCACAAATAATTAAAAATGTTGAAAATTACGAATTGGATTTCAACAAGACTTTAAACAACTATTGCTACTTAATATTGTTTTATGTTCACAATTCGGTTTATAATATAAAAATAAGTAATAATGTAAAGATAATAGGAGATAAGTACRAAATAAAATATATACTAAAAAGAATCAAAGGAGAAAATATTAATAACGAATACTTGTATAGAGATTTTTGTCCTTATTTTTACGAAGCTCTGTTTCAATTTTATTTGTTCGACAGGGAATGTCCAGATATCAATAGTATAGTAAAGTTATTCAAAAGAGAAAATGAATTAAGATATATTATAAAGAAAATTCAAAACGAAGAGAGNAAACGTGAGCTTATCTTGAACAGTAAGATATATAGTATAAAAACAGAATATAATTTTCTTATAACATTGACATGGACAGAAAACAAAATATTATATGGATATATGTTGAACTACTTAAAAGATAAAGGATTGATATATTCAATGAACATATACGAATCAGATGATTATGCAATGTTCTTTAATTTAACTACTGATCCAGATAGATGCGTATATGAATTAGACAGATATATATCGTCGTACGAAGATATAGACGTGCTTTATATAGTTTCTTACAAATCTAAAAATTTAGATTTTAGTAGTATTTTTTTTATTTGAGAGATATTAGTGGAAGAAAAATATTCGGAGATATCATATAATAANTNTTTTNTATACGTTTTAGAAGTCATGGTTTGCCCATAAATAATATCACATCCATCTACTAATTGATTTAAAACTTCAACTGATATGCTAATCAATTTATCATTTTTATTTGGTTGTTTAATTTTTTTTAATTTACATACAAAATTAATACTTGTAAGATTTTTATATAATACATTATTACTCATAACATATTCTATTTTTTTTTCATTACTATCTATATTTTCAAAATTTTCTAGCATTTTGTTAATACTATTTTTTAGATAAATAGATATATACTCTATCATATCACAAGGATATGTGTTATATATTCTATATATATGCTTCATAAATTTTCTGTTGTCTACAAATATATCATTTTGCCTTAAATACTCAATAGTCCTTTCGAATCTTGTAGCATCGTCTGGAATTATAAATATATCATCAAATTTTATTTTATACATTTTAAGAAATATTACATACGGATATAAAAATTCATNGTTAATTTTCTTAAAATCTTTTTTTAATTTATTTTTATCATATAATACTATGTAATTACCCGGAAGTTTTCTACCAACTCTACCTTTTCTCTGTTCAGCCATTCCATAAGTGATATTATCAACTTYTCCTCCAAAAAATCTTTTAGAAAAAAATGTTCCTGTATCGTAAACATATTGAGCATTGCACAAAGTAAGCGACGATTCCAATATATTAGTTGATAATGCTATAACGCTTTTATTATGACTTGATTCTATTTTCTTAATTATATCAGATGCAGATGGGTACACTTTACTATGAATAGGTATAAATACCAAATTTTTATCATTTTCAAATACAGATGATAAATGTTTAAACGCACTTGAAATATCAGATATCCTAGAAAAGAAAAATATTCCAGCTTTTCCTTTATCGGGTCTATGTTTAGTTATTACATCCTCGATCACATATCTATCTCCTATTATTATCTCTTTTACAGGATGTAATTTATCTCCCTCTATATGAATAAATTCAATATTTTTATTAAAATATTTATATATTCTGTCTTTATCTTCGTCTATAGTAGCACTCATAAGTATTATATTATTATATCTTTTTCTTTGATTCCTGAGGATTGTTATACATATATCAGAAAAAGTTTCGTGTTCGTGTATCTCGTCAACGAACACTGATGCCAATCTATCGTCATTCAATTTAATTGACGCAGCTATTCTATTGATACAGAAATTTAATTCGACGCTTTGAGGGTTTTTATTATAATATATAGTGTTTGAAACATTCTTAAAGTTCATAGTGACAGGACTATTTTCTATTATTATGTTACTCTCGGTTCTATAACCTAAACTTCTTAAGAAATTTTCTCCATTTGACACAATTAAAGCCTTTCTGGGAAATATTATCATAGTTTTGTCTTTTTTGTTAAAATTATCAAGATCGACACTTGATAGATTAAAATCGTAACCTCCGAATAAAAAATTGTACCAAAAAAATACTTTTGGAACTTGAGACGTTTTTCCAACTCCTGTACTTCCGGTAATTACACAATCTTTTCTATTAACCCATATATCAAAAAATCTAATCTGGTTTATAGGTTCCAAAGATTTAAGACTTATTTTTTGGAAATACTTAATATCGGAATCAAGAGGATTTACTAACTTTTGTCTAAATGTTATATCACCTTTTTTCTCTATTCCAGTTGATAGAAAACCAAATCTTATTGCAGCTTTAACTGTTCCAAAAACTTGATAAAAAGTAAGATCATCGAATACTACTTTTCTTTTTATTGATAAGTAAGAATATGCTTCGTATGAAAATATATATCTATCATCTCCTATTCTAATCGAAAGTTGATTATCTGNAATGTTATGGTATATTATATTGATATCATTCTGAGGAATACTAAAGAACGTTCCTTCTGTTATTTCATAATTTAGATAAATATAATTTCTTTGAGACACTATCACTTTTTTTAAGTAAGAATATTTCCAAAAATGTTTATATACAGGTACTATACATAATTTGAAATACTCTTTATTTCTAAATATAAAATCTTCATCAATATAACCTACTTGATGAATAGTTTCTAAATTTGGAAATAAAAAAAATTGTATACATTTCAAGTTTTCTATAATTTCTCTGTACATAGAATATTCATTTTTATCTACGTTAAATAAGCTAAAGAAATCTGTATCCATTATTTAATAAATTATTTTTTATCAATAATTTAATAATATAAATGGATATATCACCAGTATATTGGGGAAGAGGAGCTTGGGCTATTATATTCACGACAATTTATCATTATTATAAAGATTTTGATCAGTTAATGTATTATTTGGAACATTTCTATATTCCTTGTAGAGTATGTAGGGAAAACTTATCGAAAAAGAAAAATGATATTGGATTCAAATCATTTTCAGGAGCTAATAGTTTAAGAAAATTTTATATAGACATATATAATGATCATCATTCTGATAAGATAAACGAAAAAAATTTATCAAATTTAGAAGTATAGTATATTAATAAAATATGAAAATGTTTATATTGAATTTTATACAATAATAAATGGAATCTATACAATCAATAGATCCTAAGAAAATTTATATTGAGACTCCAGGTAAATGTATGAAAAGTTTGATACAATTTTGTGTTRAATTTGATAAACAATTGGCAAAAGAAAATGAAAAGGCAGGTAAAAAATTGAAAACTACAAAGGCAAAAACAAAGGAAATAGGTTCAAAGAATTATAGTGAAAAAATTATGTGTTTATCATGTAAGAAAGAAACAATGAACAAACAACCTGTCAAGTATTATCAAAGTTTTACAGATACAGGAGCTTCTAAGTATTCAATTAAAGCAATGTGCGTAGAATGCGGAAAATGTAAGAGTAAATTTATTAAATTATCAGATCTTCCAAAAGATATGAAAAAAACAACGAAAAGTAGTAAATTATAAGAAAATATATATTGAAAAAATACGAATATTACATTAAAAATCAACATGAACGCATCTATTGAAGTATTGTCATCTAAAGAACATATAGAGAGAAATATNTNTRTGTATGCAGGAGATRTAAGTAATAAAACAGAAATATATTACGACTTTGAAGGAGAAAATTTTAAAAGTTTTAATTTCAACGGAGCGTTAGTAAAGATATACTCTGAAATTGTTGATAATTCACTAGATCACGTATTATCATCAAATATAGATTCTAAAAAAATATATGTAAATATAAGTGACGATTTAATAACTGTTGCAAATTTTTCTGTATTAAAAGTATTTGGAGATGTAAAGTGTAAAGGGAAAATAATAGAAAATTGTTGTAGACCAAAATATATTATAGAGAAAACCTTTTCGTCTACTAAATTTAAAATAAACTCAAAAACTATAGGTATTCATGGTTTAGGAATCAAAATACTTCCAGTTTTATGTAAATATCTAGAAATAACAGTGTCAGATGGATTAGATTATTATAAGTATATAAAAGATGACGAAACATGTTTATTACAGGATATTCAATCAGCAGTGTAGAAGGAATTATTAATTATTTTTATAAGTTCGAAAAACTCATAGGATTGGATAAAATAGTTCTCTTCCATGTTAATGATTCTAAATRTRAAATTTTTTCAAAGAATATTTCTCACGCCGGTATAGGGTATAATATTTTTAAAGATTTTCAGTTCTTGTATGATAAAAGTCTTACAGAAAACGAGATATTATCGAAGTTAAAATTACAGAAAAAAACAAATCTTAATATTATAAAAGCGATTTCAAACTATATGAATATTCCTATAATAATAGAAGATGGTGTTGTTGTTAAAAATTCAGAAAAGGAAAATTATGTGTTTTCACAATTGTACGTATATAATAGTTTAAATTATAAGTATTACAATTTCGATAAAATAATCAATTATATATATTACAAGATTATATTGAGTGAGTTTAAACGTCTTAAAGATATATATGATACTTTAGGAGACAAGAGAGAAAACAATTGTCAAAATATAATAAATTTATTATATAGTTTTAAAGATTATAATTGGTGTCATGTAAAATATTGTGACGGAAAACTAATAGTAAAAGCTTCGAATGTTATATATGACGATTTGATAAAAATTAAAGGATTTGGTGATAAGACAATTAAGAAGATTATAGAAATAATTGAAAACAAAACTCTTGGTTCTATAAGTAAACTAGAATCATCTGCTGGATATAAAAGTATTTTGAGTTTAAAATCAATACCCATGATAGGATCAGTAACTGCTAAAAAGTTGCTAAGTCTAGGAATTAAAAATTTTGATGATCTAAAAGTGTATATTAAAGGAAATAATAAGGTCTTAAATAATTCTCAGAAAAAAGTAATAGAAATAAGCGATAAAATAGTTAAAAATATTGGTAGAAAAGAAGTAAAAAATATTATAGAAAGAATAGATAACAATATTAAAGATATCGAATATTATTTCTTAGGATCATATGCTAGAAATGATGAATTTATATCGGATATTGATATATTAATAATCTCTGACAATAATGATGATAAAACCTTATTTTTGAAGAGTCTTAGTAGATTATACGACTTAATATATGTTATTGACGGAGCTGTAAAAAGTACTGTATTTATAAAAGTTTTCAAAAATAAGTATTTGCAAATTGATATAATTATAAAGCCTTTCACCTCAAAGTTTGAGAGTATATTATATTTTACAGGACCAAAAGAATTTAACGTGTGGATTAGAAAAATAGCAAAATTGAATGRATTTAAACTTAGTGAGTATGAACTATGTTTCGACAATAAAAAAATTAAATTAAAAAATGAGAAAGATATCTTCAAGCATTTAAAAATAAATTATATAGAACCTAGTCAGAGAAGCTTGTTTAAAATATTATAGTCTAATCGTCTTCATAACTATCTCTTATATCTTGTTGTTTATTTGATAATTTTCCTCTTTTCATTGAAAAATATATGATTATTCCTATTAAAATTATAACAATTGCAATTATAATTATAAATGTCAACATGTTAAATTGAGTTTGATGATCATCGTCGCTTTTAATCTCTTTTCTATATTGTTGTTTGATAGATTCATCATGATTTTGTTCCTTAACTCCACCGTAGAAACCATTTAATATACCTAAATCCATTTATAAGAAAAAATCTTTATTAGTTTAATTGATATTGAAAATAACTTGCAATAAATAGAAATGGGTGCTAGTGCTTCTATTCAGACTATCGTCAATGATATAGTAAATGAGATGAAAATTGAATTAAAGAATACAGCTAAGGCAGATGCAAGCGCAAAATGTTCTATTCAGTTTGGACATGTAAAATTTTCAAAATCAAAGGGATGTACGTTAAGATTACAAAATTTCTGTAGTGCTGAAGCAAAAGCGTCTATTGATTCAGTTGTAGATGCATCGTTTAAAATTTACAACAATTTAACGAACGAACAAAAAGAAGAAGGAGCTAAATTATTTACAATTAAGACTAACATACAAACTACGGTAAATAAAATAAGAAACGATTTTAAAACATATATAGAAAATACTTGTAGTGCAAGTACCAGAGTAGAGAACGGTATAACAGTTCAGGATTTTATTGTCGACGAATGTGTTGCCCCCGATGGACAAGTTTTGGTGTTCGAATTTTTGAACTCTGGACAGGCTAAAGCATCTTGTGGAATAAAAACTGTAATGGACATAGTAGCAACTGCGTCTACGGAAATCGCTTCGTCTCAGAAATCGTTCAATGTCAATACCATAATTTGGATATGTCTTGGAATAGGAATACCTCTTATAATAGCGTATGTGTTGTATTTATATAAAGGTATGTTCATAGTTAAATCGAAGGATAAGATAGAAATAGAGTTAGCAAAAAAAAACTCTACATATATAAATCTACTAGCTTTAGCTAGGGGACTTAATAAAGTCAAGGATTAATATATTATTTAAAATATTTCAAGTTACACTGAGGAATATAATCATAGTCGATTGTTTCTACTTTATTTTTCTTTTTTAATAATTCTTCGAATTTTACATACGATTTGTCTATATATTTATTATTTAAATAGTATTTATCCAGTATATTTGTGTAAAAAATGTCATAATTTATATTGTATATTTCGTTAATTTTGAAATCTTGTTTAGGTAATTTCTTAAAATTTTTGCTTAATTTTATCAAATATGGATATTTCTCTTCGTTATTTAAATCTTTATAATAATATAATTTAATAATATTATTATTATCATCTATGAACATATTATATCCTATGTTAAGATGCAGTATATTGTTTATTATTCTTACTACAATAACATCTTTTATGTCGTTTGAAATTAAATTTAATCCAGTAATTATGGATGTATTAACATTATTTAATTTATCCATTCTTTAATTTATTTATAACGTAATTATAAAATTTCGTAAAGTCTGGATCGAAGTTTTTTACAATGTCACTAATGTTTTCTTTATCAATTAATATATCAATTACATATGATCTTTTTGAAATAGATTTTGAATGTCCTATCGTATCGGCTGTGTTACAAAGTACAACTTGTAACATTTTTTTAATATCTACCTTATTTATATTATTGTCACCAATAGAATTTATGAATTTCCACATCTCTCGTAATAATATAAGATTTGATCCATATGTTCTTATATCTTTTAATGTAATGCCTAAACTTTTTAATACATTGTAAAATTTCGATTCTYYTATAAAAACTCCGTTGATTGAAAATAAATAATCATTATCGTCTTTACAGTTATCGTACAGAACAGTTATAAATTTATATACATATTCATCAAGAATTTTACTAATTACAAATTTATGGATTATTTTTTTTTTCCTATAAAGATTATAAATATATTATTNTTGTCTACTGTTATATTTTTTTTTTTTAACGTTAGAATGCCAACAGTATTATTTTCATCACTGTATTTTTTTCTACCAGTTCTTATATAAAATTTAAATTCTAATATTATTAATAACGACATTAAAGATTCTTTAGTTAATTTATTAAAATCTGACACTTTATTATCATTAATGTACTTATTTATTATATCTTTTTTACTATCTATTCTTAAAAATGATTTAAGTTTATTATTTCTTCTGAAGTTTACATATATATCTCCATAAAAATATTGTGTTTTTCCAGTTTTGTCTTTACCGATAAATAATAAGTTGTAGTCTGCACATTTGAATTTTTGTTTTACTACTTTTACGTCAGTAATATGTTTGGGTATTTTATATTTTTTTATTATTTTATAGCAATCGTCTTTCTCTCCAACAAGTTTATCATTATCGTATAATTTTCCATCTTTGTATAAATAAAAAATTTTGTATTTCATTTCAATACAAAATAAAAATAATTTAATAGATTAACAATAAAATAAAAATTAAATTCATTTATTACTTCTCTNTTTTTCTCTAATTAGTTTCTGTCCAATATCTTGTTTCTGAACTCTTTGTTTTTTAAGTATTCGTAATATAGATGTAAAATTGCATCCTCCTTCTGTGTCGTAATACCATTCGAGGAAGTTGTTGTATGTATATGTAAATATTTCAGATACTTTGAATGTTTTTACTATTCCATTATAAACGTTAATATCAATCATTTCTAATATACTAAGTGCTATAAAGAGTAAATTCCACGCGTGTATAATTTCCTTTTGAACTCTTTTTTCTTCTTTGAACGATTGTAATGTGTAAATATTAAGRTCTTTATTTTTTGTATATGATTTAGAATTTCCACTTTTGTCAGATGATTTAAGTTTAATATTATTATCAAATAATCTTTTATTGAGAGTTATCATATTATCTATCTTATCTAATATAGATGAAAGATCTTTAGTATTATGGATAAATCCAAAATAAATAAGACCTATGCTATGATTCCATATAATATTGTACATTTTTTTCAACTCTGTTTCTTTATATGTATCTTTTTCTAGAAAAGTTCTAAATTTAATTGCCACTCGTTTTGTAATGAATTCATCGCTTATTTCATCAAATACGTTAGCGTCATACTCTATTTTATTATATAAATTAACTTCTTTTTTATTAACTTTTTCTTTATTATTTATATCTTGCTTATTTATTTTAGTCTTCTTTTTTGCTCCTTTATCAGATATTTTAATGTCTTCGTCGCTTTGATTCTCTTCCACACTTTTAGTTTCTTCGTCACTTTTAATTTCTTCATCACTAGATTCAAGGCTTGATGATTTATCGTATCTTTCAGTTGAAACATCACTATTTTTCTTAGTTTTAGTTTTAATTTTAGTTTTAGTCTCTAACGATTCGATAATTTCATCATCATCAGATGACAAAGAAGAATTATCAGATTTCTGATTCTTTCTAGCTTTGCTCATTTTTGAGTTTTATTTGAATATAATTTTTATAAATACTTTTATTAATTTCTTATAATTTTTCAAAAAATAAATTAGATAAATACTACTATGGAAAATAACATTGGTGGACTTATAGCTAGTATAGAAGAATACATGAAAACTACATTAGAAGATGATAAACATAATTTTGATGATTTTATAAGTAAAAATAGAGGAATATTCAGCATTAATTTCAGTGAAGATTTCTTTGTAAACGAGGAAGATGTCAGATTCTTGTATAGTTTAGTTTCAAAGAATATCAACAGAGAATTAATAATAGATTATTTTAATAATTCTAGAATTAAAGTTGAAAAAGAAATTTTATCAAGCACGGATGAAAGCAATTATGTAGATTTTTCCGAATTGAACTTTTTCAACTTAATATTGAAATATGGTAGGATAATTGTAAAGCCGAAAAAGATGGTTTTTTTATGGAATATCGAAAGGGAAAAGGATATAGAATTAAGCAAATTATTTAAGTCAGATGATCCGTTTGTCATAAAATATGTATCGTACTCAGAAATTAATAGATTGTTTAACAAGAATAAGGAATATTTTATTAATACAAATACGTTAGTGAACTTTGGTAACTTAAGTAGAATAGTTGGAACATCACTATCAAGCAAGTTTTTAAAGTTAAATTATATTGTACCATTTGATAAAGAATTAAAGTTTAATATATTTATATATGATAATATTAGTTTTAGTAATTTTACAATAATTATAGATAACGTAGAATTTGAATATAAAGAGATTAATATAGAAACTATTATAAATGACTTTATACATATACTCGTGAGAAAATTAAAAACAGACGAAAATTTAATATCATATTATAGATTATTTTTGATAAATATAAGACTGTCCTATTATCTACTTTATATATTGGTACATTAGGTATGACCTTTATATAGGTACGATTAGGTATAATGAAATTTTCCGAAAGATTTTGGTGTTCAGATATTAATGTCCAATTTATTTTAAACCTATATTCGTTAATAAACTTTTCTGATAGTATTTGATTTTTAGATACAATATACCAATCAATTTTATCTTTAAATTCTTTCATGAAAGTCTCTGATAACCTTTGATACTTAGATATATATTTCCACTCAACGTAATCTTTAAATCTTCTTATGAAATTTTCGGATAATATGCGGTATCTAGATATTATATTCCACGAGAATTTATCAGAAAAGCTTTCAATTATATTTGGAGATAATTTCACATATCTACACATGTATTCCCAATCCATTTTATCGTAAAATTCTAAAATTATTCTATCGGATAAGTTTATATTTCTAATTAGTTGTTTCCATGATATTTTATCATGAACTTTACATATAAAATCTTCTGATATGTTTTTTGTCTGATATTGRCATAGATTATCCCAATTTAGTTCATTTCTAAATTCAAAAATGAAGTCGTTTGACAACGTTTGGTATCTAGATACTAAATCCCAACTGATATATTTTTTAAATTCCCTCATAAAGTTCTCTGACATTATCTGATATTTAGATATACATTTCCACAATACACATCCTTTAAATTCGCGTATGAAATCTTCTGATAATTTNTGATATTTAGAAATATTCTTCCAATCTATATTACTTTTAAATTTTTTTATAAAATTTTCTGATAGTTTTTGGAATTTAGATATATCTTTCCAACATATTTCGTTTTTAAATTCTTCCATGAAATCTTCTGACAATGTCTGAGATTCCGATATATACTTCCATTCAATCTTATGTACAAATTCTCTTATTATGTTTTCAGATAAACTCTGACATTTGCATAGACTATACCAATCTAATTTATTTTCGTATTTTCTTATAGTATCGTCATTTAACCTTTGGAATTGAGACACAACAGTCCATATGTGATCTGTAAAATAATGAGAAATTTCGTTTATGATATTGCTAACGTCTTGATACTTTACTGCTAAACATATATTATTTTCGTCTAAAATTAATTTTAGAGTTTTATCATTCATTTTGTTATAAATAATAACTAGTTGTATATTAAGTTCATCGATGAATTCTATAATAAATTCATCCTGTAACATTCCCGTTTGCGTAATACGGTTCCAATTGAAACTGTTTCGTTTTAATCTTATATAGTCTGTAACGCTTAATCTGAAATAATCTATACTATAAAGACTTAATAAATCTGTGTATTTTAACTTATTATATATGTTAGAATATATGATATGATTGCTCATTACCTGTTCCATTTTAATATTGTTTGTTGTTATGATATTGTTACATTTGCGCATAAATATTCAAATTTAACATTTATTTATTATTGTAATGTATTTTTTCTAAAAAGATAACCATATTATTAAGGAAATTGAAATATTTTATCATTAAATTCATTAAGGAATTCTTTAGAAAATTTATTGTTAGTATAAGATATAAATGTTTTTAGATTTGCGGAAAAATCTGTAGACGTATTCATTCTCCTGGATTTAAATATACATATCCAATTAATTTTATCCTTAAATTCTCTGATAAAATCCTCTGATAATTCTTGGTATTCAGATATA